TTCAAAACCCACAGTCTCAAGTCATTCAATGACTTGGAGAAAAATGGCGTGGCAAAGAGTAAGCCCATGCACTTCACACAATGCCAAGTGTATATGCACGGCACCGACTTGAAACGTGCGCTTTACATTGCGGTCTGTAAGGACGATGACCGTGTATATACAGAGCGCCTAGAGTATGACCGTGACCACGCCTTGAAGGCTATTGCCAGAGGCCAACGTCTTACCTTGACCGACCGACTGCCACCACCTATCAGCACCGACCCTACTTGGTTTGAGTGCAAGATGTGCGCGGCGCATGACTTCTGCCATGGCAGCAAGACCACCAAAGAGGTCAATTGCCGAACTTGTGCCCATGCAACGCCATTGTCGGATTCAACCTGGCACTGCGCCAAGTGGGATGATGTAATACCCACTGAATCCCAGTACAAGGGCTGCGAGTCTCACGTCCTGCACCCTGACTTGGTGCCGTGGAAACGCCTAGAAAGCCCCAGCGACTGGGTTGCCGTCTATGAAATTAATGGCCTAGGCTTGGCTAATGGAGAGCCAGGCGAGGGCGTGTATAGCAGCAAGGAATTGCTTGCTAATGCTGCGGCTTGCGCTGACCCTACGGTTAACCGGCTGAGGGGTGAGTTTGATGCTAGGGTGGTGGCATGACTAATCAAGGGGAATTAAATGAGTTGGCTCTTTTCGCAGGCGCTGGTGGAGGAATACTTGGGGGACACTTGCTTGGATGGCGAACAGTCTGCGCCGTTGAGTGGGAACCCTACCCAGCAAGCGTACTGTGCGCCCGACAAAATGACGGTCTTCTCTCGCCTTTCCCGATTTGGGATGACGTACAAACCTTTGATGGCAGACCGTGGAGAGGAATTGTTGACGTTGTATCGGGAGGGTTTCCTTGCCAAGACATTAGTTCAGCAGGAAAAGGAGCAGGAATTGATGGAGAGCGAAGCGGAATGTGGGGAGAAATGGCGCGCATCATTCACGAAGTACGACCCAAATTCGTGTTCGTGGAAAACTCACCAATGCTCACTTCTCGAGGACTTGGAACCGTTCTCGGAGACTTGGCCTCAATGGGGTTTGATGCGAAATGGGGAGTGTTGGGAGCAGCGGACGTTGGAGCAAACCATCAAAGGGACAGGATATGGGTTGTCGCAACAAATGTGGCCTACTCCAACAGCGCACAATTCCAAGGAAACAAATGCACCATCGGAATACAAAAGAGACACGCCATCATTGACAGCAACAATAATAATGAGGAAATGGGGAACGCCGAAAGCACAAGATTCTCGCCACGCATTGACGGACAGGGGCAAGGGCAATCTTGGGGAGCAAGTATCGGGACTTCACGGTGGTGGCAAGCTGAACCCAACGTGGGTAGAGTGGCTGATGGGGTGGCCGTTAGGGTGGACAGACTTAAAGCCATTGGAAACGGACAAGTCCCATTGTGTGCAGCAACCGCATGGAGAATTCTAAGTGTTGCGTGAATACCAACAACGCACCATCGATCAACTTTACGCATGGTTTGAGGCAGGCAACGAGGGTAACCCTTGCTTGGTGTTGCCTACAGGGTCAGGCAAGAGCCACATCATTGCTGCGCTGTGTAAGGACGCGCTGCAATCATGGCCGGAGACTCGTATTCTGATGTTGACCCATGTAAAGGAATTAATCGCCCAGAACGCTGAGAAAATGCGCCAGCATTGGCCTAACGCGCCGATGGGCATTTACTCTGCGGGGCTTGGCCGTAAGGAGATGGGAGAGCCGATTACATTTGCAGGCATTCAGTCGGTGCGAACCAAGGCCAAGCAGATCGGGCACGTTGATCTAGTCATCATCGACGAGGCCCACCTAGTCAGCCATAAGGATGAGGGCGGCTATCGCACCCTGCTGGCCGACCTGCGATCCATCAACGGCAACCTGCGAATCATTGGTTTGACCGCCAGCCCCTACCGCCTAGGCCACGGATACATTACCGATAAACCAGCCATATTCGACGCGCTGATTGAGCCGGTAAGCATTGAAGAATTGATTTTCAAGGGGTTTTTGTCCACTTTACGGTCCAAGCTGACGGCCACCAAGCTGGAGGTGGATGGCGTGCATAAGCGGGGCGGGGAATACATTGAGGCCGAGCTACAGGCCAAAGTAGACACCGCCGACAAGAACGCCAAGGTGGTGCAGGAGGTCATTAAATTGGCCGGTGAGCGCCGGTCGTGGCTGGTGTTCTGCGCCGGTGTAGCCCATGCCCAGCATATCAAAGACGCGCTGACAGAGCAGGGCATTGTGGTTGAGTGCGTGACCGGAGACACGCCAAGCGCCGAGCGTGACCGTATCCTGTGCGAGTTCAAGGCAGGCACCATAAAGGCATTGACCAATGCCAATGTACTTACCACCGGTTTCGACGCGCCCATGATTGACCTGATCGCCATGCTGCGCCCTACTATGTCACCAGGGCTATACGTCCAGATGGCGGGGCGTGGCCTGCGGATCGCAGATCGCAAAACCGATTGCATGGTCCTAGACTTTGCGGGCGTGGTAGAGCAGCATGGCCCCATTACCGCCGTAAGGCCACCACCTAAGAAAGGCGACAAGATAGGTGAAGCGCCGGTTAAGGTCTGCGACCACTGCCAGGAAATATGCGCCCTGTCGGTGCGGGTATGCCCAGCCTGCGGGGCCGAGTTCCCCGAGCCGGTCCGGCCAGCTTTGAAGCTGCACAATCTGGACATCATGGGCAATGAGGGCGTGAACCTTGACGTTACTAGCTGGACGTGGCGCAAGCATATCAGCCGCGCCAGTGGGAAGGAGATGTTAAGTCTTACCTACTATGGTGGCCTGAGTGACGCACCAGTGACCGAGTATCTCGCAGTGACGCATGACGGGTATGCAGGCGAGAAATCGCGTAGGCTATTGGCCGAGGTGGCCCACCGAGCAGGCGTGGTGCTGGACTATGGCACCGCCGACCTGCATGAGATGGCCCAGACATTGACCGAAGGCCAGCCACCGACACAGATTGAGTTTAAGCGCGAAGGTAAATTTTTCACCATACTACAAAGGAAATGGACATGAGCAAAATAATGGAAGGCGTTACAGAGTACGCTGAAGGTCTTGACGTTAGCTTAAATGTAAGAAACGGGCGACTTGTTATTGAAGCAAAAAATGAAGCCGGTCATAACGGCACAAATGTAGATTTGGTTCAAGTGCTTTTGTGGGTGCAAAAGAATTTGCCTGAATTGCTATATCAACCATGGGTAGGCCTGACAAATGACGAGATAAGCGCTACTTCTAAAGGCCACATAGTGCGAAGCACCTATGCCCGAGCCATTGAAGCCAAACTTAAAGAGAAAAACACATGAGACACCTAGAACCCCAAATCGTCACCCTATACCGCACCACCTTGAGAGCCGAGCCACCAAGGGTTTGCCATACCTGCGACCATTACAGCAAGGAGGGGGTTTGCGCCGAGTTTGATGATGAGCCACCGGCTGACTTTGCGAGTGAGCCAGGCGGGTGTTCACTATGGGAATTGGAAGTTCCATTTTGACCGCACCATCAGAGCATCTTGAACAGGTGCGACTGGTAGCATGGTTCAGGCGCCAGTGGCCGGACGTGAGAATCTTCGCAATCCCCAATGGTGGGGGCCGCAGCATGGCCCAGGGCGCCAGTTTAAAGGCCGAGGGGGTTACCGCGGGAGTGCCGGACCTATTCGTGCCCGCATGGTCCCTTTGGATCGAAATGAAGCGATCCACCGGTGGGACCGTATCGCCCGCCCAGCGTGATTGGATCGCGTACCTGCAGGGTATCGGCCACCAGGTCATCATAGGGCACGGGTTTGAGGACGCTAAAGCAAAAATTGAGAGCATAAAAAAGCCCACGGGATAGTGGGCTGGTGTTTAGGGTTAAAGGCCAAGAATCAGGGCTATCAGGGCCGCTAGTAGGGCGGCAATAAGCACGGCTCCTCCCATTGGCTGCCAACCCAATCGATAGGGTCGTATGGTTCGTAATAAAAATATTCCATAGCTTCCCAACGGGTCCAATGGTATTCGGCCATGAGATGCTCGATTTTCTCGCTCACGTCATTGTCGTGGCCGTATTCCTGATAATCTTCCATCAGTTCGCGCTGTCGGGCGGTGCTCATTCTGCCACCTCCACAATGTTAAAAGGGCTTTTAGTAAATTCAAATTGCTGGCAGTAATCGGCGTGATCGATATACCCTGCCTCCGCGCAGAATTCGTCTAAAACTACATCTAATTCGTGGGCCTGAGATTCAAACTCAGCGGCCACACCATTGTTTGACCATATTGAATATTTTTTCATAATGCCCACCATGTAACGAGCAGCATAGCCAAGGCAAAGCCAATGGCACAGGCAAGGGCTATATCGGCCAGCGGGTAAGGTGTCGGGTCTGGGGTGTAGTGTTCACGCATGGTTTATCCCCCCTTAATTCTTGGACTCAATGCCCGCAATTAATGCGTGAATCAAGCCAGCCAATTCGCGCTTAGTTATATGACCCGTTGACAATGGGGAGGTAACGCCGCCAGCGTCGTTATACATACGGTACAAGCATACGCCGCCATATGCGTGGGATAAATGGTAGTTTCCCACTTGTGCCACGTTGCCCACATAAGGTGCAGCGGGTGAACCCGTGATTCGGTTTAGGCGGTCAACAACTGCCTGAAGGTGTGATTCAGTAATTCGATTAGTCATATTATTTTCTCCAATAGTTTATTAATGGTGGGCTAATGCACACCCCTAAGCCCGAAGGCTTAAGGCTGGGTTATTTGGCCGCCATGTTGAGCGCGAAGGTGTCGTAACCGGCAGCTTCGAGCCACTCACGGGCCAAACGGGTATCGAGCGCAATCCGTTGGATTTGATGCCCGCCATAGAATGCAGGGTGGTTATTTTTACGCCATAGGGTCTCTACGCCGCGAAGGGTGCTGATGCGGAACTGCCAGTCTGGGCAAGATGGCGTAATGTCTGACCATGTTTTGAGGTCGGTGGGTATGGTTTTTACGTTGTACATGGTGTCTTTCTTTGTTATCGGGACAATTCCCGCCACTGCCCGCATTACGGGCAGGGACTGGGACTGTCAGATGCAAGCTACTGCACCGGCCGCTGCACGCACCTCTTTCAGTGCAGCGTAATAATCCTCATATGACAAGCCAACATCCGAGGGTGAAATGTTTTCGTTATAGTCATAGGCGCGCATTACTTCGTTTTGCGTGAGTTTTGTGGCTGCGGGAAACAGGTAGTCAATGCCTCGATCTATGTCGAACATGATGATGGCGCCACATTCCAGTCGTTTGGCTGCTATACGCTGGCCGTTTTCGGTGTAAGTGCGTTTGGTGTTAAATGCTAGGGTTGTCATGGTGTGTATCCTTGTTTGTTGATGGTTTTGCCCTTCGCTTGCGCGAGTCTAGAGCGTAACAATATTTATTGCATAAGTCAACAGTGACAATCCAATAATTGACACTAGGGTTTACCCTTACATTTCTTGCACAATGTATGCACAATGCATTGTGTAAGAACGGGGGCAAAACAACGATTTTCTTACACATTTTGCACAAAACCCTAAGGGTTTGTGCATTTGTGTAAGATTGTTGCGTCGTTTTTTGGGTGATAATTCGATGGGTGTTGAACTATTTTGGAGGTGATGATTTATGGCATATGAAATGGCTGAAGTATGCGAAATTCAGGAACATTTAGTGGCTGAGCTTCAGACTGGTCGAAGTTTGCGTCAGGTTTGTGGCGACGAAGGGATGCCAGACATCCGCACGGTAACTAGGTGGTTGGTTTCGGACGCTGACTTTGCCCACAGGTACGCGCGCGCTCGGATGGCACAAGCCGATGTCTTGTTTGACCGCATGGAGGCCGTTGAAGAGGCTGTGACGGCTGGCACGATGGACAGCCATGCCGCGCGCGTTGTACTCGATTCGATGCGGTGGAGGGCAAGCAAGCTTGCACCGAAGGTTTACGGGGACCGATTGGATGTCAGCGTCAGCGACACCCGAATCAGCATCACGGGCGCCCTGGCTGCCGCGCAGTCGCGCCTAGTCGATGTGGTCGACGTTACACCGCGTGCACTTGTGCATGATGTGCAAAATGTGCAAGACGAGGGGGAGGGGTAGGGCCGACGGCTAAGGGCCAACGGTGACGGAGCCTCCGCGAACAATTTTTATTTTTTCTAATTTATTTTTTTTAAATTATGCAAACCACAATCTACAAACCAGAAGATGAACAAGAGTTAATGGCATTACTTTGGAGTCCTGCATTAAGTAATAACCCACTGGCGTTTGTTAAATATGTATTCCAGTGGGGTGTTAAAGGTACTCCGCTAGAACATTTCTCTGGCCCAAGAAAATGGCAGCGTGAGATTTTGCAAGATATAACTGACCATATTAAAAGTAACCAAGGTAGAGTAGATTACCAAGTAATGCAGGAGGCAATATCTAGTGGACGTGGTATTGGTAAGTCAGCATTAGTATCATGGTTGACTATCTGGATGCTTACTACTCGTATTGGTTCAACGACTATTATTTCAGCCAATAGTGAAAACCAACTCCGAAGTATTACTTGGGCTGAGATTACTAAGTGGCTGGCTATGTCGCTGAACTCGCATTGGTTTGAAGTTAGTGCTACAAGATTGGCTCCGGCCAAGTGGTTGACTGAGTTGGTAGAGACGGACTTGAAGAAGGGTACGCGCTACTGGGGTGTTGAGGGCAGGCTGTG